CCCAATCCGAAGTTTCACCGGCCGTGCTCCCCCTGGGGTGCAGTTACGCTGCAAGCGGGGCTCACTCAGAGGTGCCCAAGCCTCTGGCTTCTAGCAGCACACGTTCGCCATGCGTGCGCCCACGGGTTTTCTGGCCGGGTCCGTATCCCCGGTGGCTCACGGGCCAGGCGGCATGGCTGGGTGGGACTGCCCTGCGCGGAGAAACGCGCAGGACTAGGGAAAAGGCTTCCCGCCGGGATAAACGAAGTGAACCGAAGTGGAAGAACGCACAGAGCAGGAAGGGGCAGGCACCGTATCAAAGTGCCCTTTACCCTACACCTGATGCACGGCGGGGGCCCGTATCGGGGCACTGCCGCACGCAACCACACCGGACGCCCCTCTCCGGCTCCCCATCCGCCAAGGTCTCCGCCACTCCCGCTAACCGCTGCGAGCTTCCCACCATGGTTCAGCGATACCTGGGTCCGCGTCCCACCAGTCGCCCTCCGGCAAAGCCACGCGTCGGCCAGTAGTGACCTCCACGGGACTGTTTGTAAGTTGCCGTTCCAGGAGCAGCTGTGCGTCCGGGCTGATTCCGAACGCCAAAGCGAAGCTTTCCCGGGTGTCGTTTGAAACCGGGAGGGCGTCCCCCAACACCGCATGCCTTGCACCGATCATGTACCAGTCACGGTAGGCATCTTCCTTGAGGCGGGTATGGGGGTAAAGGGCCACCAACAGACGTTGGGCCCAGGCTTGGACTACAGGCAGTCCGCGCCCGAGCCACAGCTCACATTCCGCCACCCCTTTCAGGTAACGGCGGAATCCGCGCAGCTCGCGGCCATAGCGATGTGTCGCCGTGGCCTTTGAAAGCACCGCGCGGTAATCCCTAACCATGGTGTAACGCCCACCAGGGCCCAGGATCGGAGCTGACTGCCCAAATCGGACAGCTTCGAATGTGGTGACGGGGGATTCGAGGGTGATTTCCTGGCCGCTGGTGGCCAGGATGCGCCCGGGTAGATGAGAGACCACCCGATCGGACGAGGACCCCGCAAGGAAGACCAGGGCGTTGTCCCCATCGACAACAAGGTCGAAGGGCACCCCGAAAGTCCGCAGAGCACCGACCACACAGGCAACCATGATCAAGCTGTTGCCCATGCCGGTATTAAAGTCGCCCGAAGCACGACCACCCTCACGCGAGAACTTGATGCCATGCAACGTCTTTCCGCTCAGGTCCAGCTGATAAGACAGGAGCTTCCGCAACCCGGGGTCTCCGGGGAACGCAGACATATACACGGCGTGCTCCAGCGATAACGCTGGGCGCCCCACGTGCGCTTCGAATCCTTTCCCGTCTATCTCGAAAACCACGCAACGCTCGAAGGCCTCGAACTTCTTACGAAGAACGGTCGCGCGCTGCATGGGAGATAGGCCCTTCAAGACGAGTCTCGACTTGGACATACCCGGAAACAGGGAGGAGAGGGACAAACGTCCCCACAGCCAATGCTCGAGAGGCTTGAGACGGCTGGCAACCGCGAGATTATACCTCGGATCTCTTGGACAGATCATCCGGGGCTTGGCCCGCTTCGCACCGCACCAAATCTTCTCAGCCTTGAGGAAGGGCTTCAGCATGGCATCGCGCCCACGCACCGCTTCCCCCCGCAAAGACTCCTCCGCAGCCAGGTACTTACGACGCAGTGTGCCATGATATGACTGCGCCGTGGTGAGATAGGACCATTTACCCTCAGGGAAACGCCTGGCGAGCGCCCGCAACCGTGACCAGACACGGCCGACCGAGCGATCAGGCTCCCGATGCACCTGAGGGGGCACAGGTCCTAGAGTCCGCGTGGTTAGCGCGGACTCCTCGTTGTGTTCGCAATTGGAGTGAACTCCCGGTACCCAAGTGCCTTCGATACCGGTCACCCACCCCACGTCCATTCTCCTCCGCCCGCAAGCTGCTCCGCGGTCCACCAAGGTTGTGTCCAGGGACACATTGTAGCCCAGCCGACCAAGGCCGCGCAAACAAATACCCTCGGAGAATACCGAGCAGCCCTAGGCTCGGGAGAGGAGGTCAAGGCCGGCGCTTCCCATCTCGTAGGCCGCAGCTTCGTCCAGGACGGTCCCCAGCATGACGCTGGTGACAGTACCTGAAACCACCCACGGCACCACAAATTCGGGAAGCTCCTTCAGCTTGCACCAGTCCCTGGCACGGGACCGGAGAGCTTCCAGGAGCACGCCGTCACGTGGCCGCATCCACGCGTATGCCGCCAGCTTCCCGAGCAAGTCGGGGCAGACCGTCCGCTGGACACCATGCGGTGTGACCAGACGTAGGAACAGGCTGCCGGGGCCCGTCGACCCCGAAACCGATAAAAGGCCGCCTCCAACGACCCTGGCGCCACCCGCAAGCAACTGGGAGACGGAGGAGACGAAGGGTCCCTGCTGCGAGG